CTGAACAAAAACAGTTATGAAATTATACGACTACAAACAAGAAGTTTCTGATTTACTTAAGACAAGTAAAGTTTATTCAAACGGTCATTTGTTAATTACTGTTGACCTTTACAACAAATATTATCTTATGTTAAAACGTACATTAACTAAAAAAAATCAAATAGAAATTATAGAAATGTGTTGGAATAAACCAACAAAGTTTAAATCAACCTTATGTAATTTGATTGCAGGTTCTTACCAATCTGTTACAAAAGATTTTACTCCAATAACAACTGTCTGTATTGAATATTTGAGTGGTTCCTTAGATTATGTTAATGTAAAATAAATTTGGTTGCGAGAGAAATTCTCCCTACCTTTGTATCTCACAATAAAAAAAACAGTTATGAAAAAGTTTCAATTATTACAACAACCTGAACGAGCAGCGTTCTTGAATGGTAAAAACGGAGGTGATTGTGCCTTCAAGGCGATTCTTAACCAAAGACTAAATCCACTATTAGACATTCAGTATGGAATGATATTGGTTTGGGATTATAACATCAATGGGTTTGATAGTCCATTTAACTTCCATGTATGGAATGTTAATGAGGCAACCGATACAGTTTATGATGGGTTTGATAATTTAGCAGACGCTTTACTTGACCAACAGTTTAAGACCAAACCATTTGAAGATTGGAAAATTACTATGGTTGATGGTACTAACTTAAAATGTCAAGGTGATTATTTATCGTTCGCAAGAAACCTTAAACACTTCAATAAGAATTACAAAGGATATGATGCGATTTACATTTATAACTTTGGTTTCCGTCATGATAGAAAAACATTATTAACTTGGGATTATGTTGATAGATGTTTGGATGAGATTGAAGAAGAAATGGAGGATAGAAACATATTTGAATTACACAAACAATCAAACGAATTAATCGTTTGTATCTAAAACAAAACAGTTATGAAACAATTAGAAGTTACCGTTGAAGATAAGAACACAGGACTATTAGTTATTGATATTCTTATGTGGGAAACTCTTGATGAGTTAAGAGAAGAAGTTAAAACATTATATGATAAATGTATGTTGATTATGGAAAAAGGTTATTGGCATTGTGATGAACAAACTTTAACCGAAGAAGAACATCAAATTATTTACTACTAAAATAAAAACAGTTATGCAAGATAAATTTAAATTAGAATTAACAGGATTAGAAATGTCAGTATTACATATGTTAATGGACAATATGTATGAAACATTTAATAATGAAGACACTAAACAACAAATGAAAGAACCAGAAAAAACTGTTGGTGCCTTCAATTCAATCCTTAGTAAAATTGAAACAATTTACGAAACTCTTTAATAAAACAGTTATGGCAAACATTTTCAGTGACTTAAACAAATTGGTTAATACTATTGACAAGGTTGATAAGTTATTAACAGAGAAACCAAAGCGTACAAGAACAATGTATTTCACCAAAAGATTTACATTGGAAGAAGTTAATTTTCTTTATTCACAACTTTGTAGAGTTGAGGATTTTGAACACACAGATGAAGAATGGTATTTACTTACTAAACTTAAAAATAAATTAAGATAGTTCCGTGTTTTTTATTTTGAAATTTGTTGGTAGTTAATTCATAACTGTCTATCAACAATTAAGGGTCCCTATAATGGGGACCCTTTTACATTTACAGAGATACATTTATTCTTTGACAGGAACACAGTTTGGAACCATACGACCATCAAGGTCTTTTAGTCCTACCGCCTCATATCCTGGCCAACATGCGTCTGATAAATCATCACCTTCAGCGAATGATTTTTTCATACCCGCCTTAATTGCACCACATACTTTAGCAGCAGTTTCTTCGTCACCATATCTTGCAACTTGGTCAGCAATACATTCTTCCCATGGATAGTCTTCCATCTCAGTTGGTTTTTTAATGTCACCAAACTTTAGTTTTACAATTTGTTCTAGTTTCATAGTCCGTTATATTTTTTTAATTTTTGATTTTCTTTTTTTAAACTTTCAATCGTAGCCTCTAATCTAACGATATGACCAGTTAGTTCTTCTACTTTTTTAGATAGGTCGTCAATAACCACCTGATAAATCCTAATAGACTTTTCAAGATTTTCTAAACGACCACCTTCAATTTCGTTTTGTGATTTTTTGTAACCAACAAAATATCCTATTAAGGTAGTTACTATTGTTAATATAATTTGTTCTATCATAGTTGTAGTATATTAATATCCACAGTCCATACATGGCGGATCGTAGTGTGCTCTATCAGAATAAACATCTAAGTTTCTCATAGTAGCAGCAATACTATAACCATATCTTGTTGTGTGGTTAAGATAAATTGGTGAATTATACTTATCACTTTTTGCTGGCAACATACCATCAATTGATGATTGAGTGTTGTATTGAGGGAATTTGTTTTGTCCACGCCCTGTGATTAGATAATCTTGTAGACGCATCATGTAAAAGTCAGAACGTTGTTTTTGAATCCCTCTTAGATACTTCATGGTTTCAATATCCACACCTGTAGCACTTTCCATATCACCTTTTACAATACCTCTGTTCATGGTTCTGTAATGTAGGTGAGGAATCATTTCAAAATACGCAGTTTGGATGAGGTAGTCGGCGATATAATCGTTGACAAGGATTAACTCATCAGCATTAAATGTATTACCTGTTGCGTTTATACAACTTAACAAATGGTCATAGAATAATGTGCCGAGCAAATTCTGAAGATTTATATCTTGAGCAATTCCTATCTCCGCTCGTATAGTATCCATATCAACATTTTTGTTAATATTGGTGAACGCCTTCAATTTATTTTCTGATATTAATAGTTTGTTAGCCATATTATACTTGTGTTGGGGTTTCTGGTTTATCAACTACTGTTGGAGTTTCTGTAATGTCACCCTCTAAATAAATTGATAATGGTTTTATTTCAAACGAAGTTGGTACTTGGAACTTTAAACTTACCAATTTATCAAACACTCCCAATAGTTGTTTTTGATATGGCATAATAACTGTCTTACGTACATACTCAATGTGGGTTGTAATTTCGTCCTTAGACCCCAATTTGTTTGCTGTACTGATTCCAAATAGTTCACCTGATGATATTCTATGTGCTGACAGAATTGAACGGATTATATCGTCATAAATTGCTTGATAGTAACCATCGTTTGCTGATGTTTGTATTTGTGTAATTTCAGGGGATAATTCCTTACTTTCGTTGAAAGAGATGATTGGTCTACCTGCGTTATTTACAGACGAAAATTGGGACTCTAATGCTCTTGTAATGAGACGTTGCTCTTCTGGTCCTGGCAAACCATTGTTCATGTTTATCCAAAGACTCGGCATCATACCGTTCTTAAGGTTGTTTGCATGAAACTCTTTGATATTCACATCAATTTCAATTGACGCTAAACCACCTGAATAATCAGGATGTGGATAATATGATTGTGATGGTGAGTATTGTTTGTAATAATAGATTTGTGATGGTCTTCCGTCTTCTTGACTAAACGCATCATATTCTGTTACAGGGAACTTTTTAATGTTACTCCAATCAGCAGAATAATAATATTTTTCAATCTTGTCTGTTTCAGGGTTAATCTTACCACTTCTAATTCTACTAAAATCAATATGATATATTTCAGCAATTGATTTTCTATCTCTTGACCAAATTACGTTTAATGAAAATCCACCAAATAGAACTAAATCCAATGCACATTTTTCAAATACATCCTTAACATTTTCACTATCGTTGATGAAATTTACAGTAGCCATAGGGTTATTTAATGACACCATTCCATCACCTAATATCTGTTCTTTTTTTGAAATGATAATTGCTTTGTGAATTGCTGAATTGTTATATCTTGAAATAAGATATTGTGGCATCAAGTTACCTTCACCATATAATACATAATCTAATCTGTTTAATACTTCAGAAAAGATTGGTAGTAATGGTTCTTGTGTGAACTGTGCTTTAGTTAATTGGTATTTTTGTTTTTCTTCACTCATAATTAATCTTGTATGTAAATGTAGTTACTATTATCCTCGTCAGGTGATTGGTAAGTAACAAAGTCATTACCTTGTTCTGTGGTCCCATTAAGACGCACCATTCCCGTATAAACTAAACTTGTACCATCACCATAGATTTTTAATTGGTACTGTCCTTCGTAGTTTAAATCGTCATTCTGAAGGTTTAATATAATTTCACAATATCTAATATTCTCAGCAAACAACTGTGGGTTACTTGTAGGAATAACATATGATTTTTCTTCCTGAGAAAGAATATGTGTAAAAGTAAGGGTATATCCCGAAAAGTCGGTTCTTGAGTTGTTATTGATATTAAGTATCAATTCATTCTGCTGACCTTTATTCATTATAATCATATTGATATGTCTATATATACTAAATATAAAAAAAATCAAGTTGGAAGGGTATGGTACAAAAAAAAGGGACATAAAGTCCCCTTTTCTTATAGAATATAGAAAATCGGTCCACAACAGACCTACGTTTCAATTATCCAACGATGGTAGCACCTGCGAACACAGTTCCCAATGCTCCTTGAATTACTCTAGCAGGTTCAGGTTCCTGTCCGCTAAATGTAAGTTCAAATCCATTTCTGTCACCTAATGCAGTACCTGTACCAGCAACACCAGCACTTAAGTACATACCATTAACTTGACCAACCAAATATTGTGTATCGTTTTGGTCAACAGCGATGATTTGTAGATTATCGTTTTGACCTAAGATTAACAATTGGTTTCTCTTATCTTGGTCGTATTTGTAGAACACCGCAACAAGTACTTGTTCCCAATACACAGTTCCATTTTCAAAAGATTTTGTAGTGTTCTGAGTTAAAGAAGAAGTGTTTCTCTTTAATTCAAAACCATAGATAGATGTACCTGATACAGATGTAGCACCTGTAATAGCACCTGATGCATTATATGTATAACCTGTAACTTCACCAGTAGCACCACCCACAACATAAATCTTTTTCAACGAACCTAATGAATCAGAACAACCCAATGCGATTCCTGAAGATATAAAACATGGCATAATTTATATTATTTAATTTTGTTTTTGTTTATTTAAAATAAGAGGGACTTTCACCCTCTTTGTTTTTTATAATTTTCTACTATGCTACGTTGTTAGTTGCGAAGTAGTTAGTTCCTGCAAATGATGCGATGTTTGCAGAATAAGAGTAATTAGCTCTAATCTTCAACACATCAAAGTCTCTTGACCAAAATGCGTCCATCTTTTCATGATCGCTCATCAAATCAAAGCCGCAGAACATGTAGCTCGCTGGTCCAATTACAACTTTACCACTTCCCGCTAAACCTAATGTTGGCAACACCTTCACATTTGTTGAAGGATGAATTGCGCTCATGTTGTTAGTTACGTTAGTTGTACCGATGTAGTTTTGGAAGAAGTTAGCTCTTACTAATGCTTGATTGTAAAGACGGAAGTTAGAGTAAGACATGAACACTACTAAATCATCAAATGCTAATGCGTCGTCTGATAATGCAGAGATTAATTTGTCTACCTCAGTGATTGGGTTACCGTTAGAACCGTATGCTGCAGTTGAACTGAAAGTTGTACCTGATGCAGATGTTGCTACTGAAGTTTGACCAGTTGCGATTAAGTAGTTGAAACCGTTGAACGCATCACCACCTGCTGTAGTTGCTGTCCATAATTTAGTTTCAATTCTTTGTTGGATTTGTTTTACTTTCAAATCAATAATTTGATTTAAGAAAGGTACAGTTTCAGGATCTTGACCTGCTGGTAATAACAATGATTGGTATGTATCCCATAATTGTTGGAAACATAATTCTTCATTTACTCTCTCGTGTTGTGAACTTAAAGATACTTGAGTGAAAGTTGTTGTACCTGATTGGTTCCATCCACAAGCACCTTCTTGGAACACTGGTGCACTGTTCAATAATTGGATTTGTTGTGTTCCACGTACACCTAATTTGATAGTTGTGTTCGCTGGAGTTGTAGCACCAATTAACGCTTTTGCTACAATTTCTTGTGAGCTTTGGTCTGTAAATCCAGTGATACTAGATACTACATAGTTAAACTCGTCTTTTGAATAAATTTTCATAATTCGTTTTTATTTGTTTTAATTATTTTTTATTAGATTCTCTGAACGCCATAATCGCTGCAACTTTATCGTCAGCAGAATTATAACCAGAAACTTCTTTATTAAACTCAGTTTTACCATCAGAGATTTTCTTTCCTGCTGGTTCTGATTTGAATGCTTTAAACTCGTTGTTCATAGCGTTCATTTTTTCTTCCATCTGTGACATTTTTTCACCACATTTGTAGATAAATTCTTTTAACATTTCCATAAGTTCTACTTGAACTGGTGAACCGTAACCCATATCTTCACCTTCTGACATTTCTTCTTCAACAACTTCTTCTTCAGATTCTACTGATTCTTTAATTGCTGCGATGATTCCGTCTTTGGTTTCAATCTCGGTTCCGTCTTCCAATTTATGTACACCGTCTGGAGCAGGTATTTCAGCGTCAGGAGTAATAACAACAACTCTAGCACCTTCTGCTAATGCGTCACCTTCTACCTTTACTTCTGTACCATCTACTAATTTCGCCATAACGAATATTTCTTTAACCGCACTAATTTCACCGTTGGAAACTTCTATTTCAAAATTTTCAACCAATCTAAATTTACCATCTTCTAACGCAACTCTTTCAAACTCATCACTTACTTTGGTAATTTTGTTACCTACTTTAAGTCCAAGAGTTTCAACAATTGTATTATCTTCCAATTTGAAAGACGCCATTACTGGTTCATCAGACATGAAACCAAATTGTACCATTAACTTCTTTATCTCGTTAATTGCTGTTTTTGGATTTGACATAATCTATTTTATTTGTTTTTTTATTATTGTTCTATTATCAAATATGGGATTTTATATATATTCCCATTTTTTCTTAATATTTTTTTAATATCTCGGCTACTTGACGTAAAAACATCTCCTCGCGACAGAATTGTGCTACCTCCTCAAACCATCCTGAAACACTAAATCCGTTCAATTCACCGCTCTTTACCTTGTTCCACACATCGTCATTTCTCACTTTCATCGCTACAAACCAAGTACCGATTCCCAAATCCCCAAATCCATATTTTGTTGATTTATCTTCATCACTTTCCTTAATCCAAGACTCAATTACATATACATCCTTTACAGCTTGACCGTCATGATTTTCGTCATTATTATCAAGGTATTTGTTTCTCATGTACTTTTCCATAATCATTTTGATGGTTTCAGCACTGAAAAATACATGGTATGGGTTACCCTCTTTATCTTTACGGAATATCTTTAAATCAGGAACCATCGCAGGTCCTACAACGATACGTTTTTCATCGTCTGTTGCAAACTTTTGAATGGACATTTTCTCCCTATCAATTGAGTTAATTTTAGATTCAGACCAACTTAGTGCTGATAAACCTCCCCAACTGTCATACATTAACTTACCACATCCGTCACCATAACCTTTGGAACTTTCCAAATCTACTTTATGTCTTGATAAGTAACTATACATTCTACGTATCGTATCTTCCGAGATGGGTTCACCGTTTGCAAGTTGATTGGCTCTTTGTTTCCCTACGT